GGTGGCCGCCAGCGTCGGGTCGGTGGACCCACCCGCAAGCGTGGGGCCGGAATAACTCAGCGTCACACCGGCGGGCACGCGCTCACCGGCGCTCCACCCCAGGAAGGAGTCGAGGACGGTGATGTCGTTGGCCGTCTGCCCAGCCCACTTGCTGGTGAGCGTGACGACGGCCGAGCCCTCGGCGATCGCCGACATGGGGCGCACGGCGGCGAAGGCATACGCCCCCGTCGTGGCGGTCACCGGCAGATCGGCATTGGCGTTGATGCTGCTGACCATGTTGGCGGCGATGTTGAACGGGCTGTCACCCAGCTGGACGCCGACATTCACGCGCTGGCCCGCGATGTAGAGGGCGATGGCGCCCGCCGCGCTGGCGAAGCCGTTGATGACGATCGTGCCCGAGGCCTGCGAGGCAGCGGGGTCATCTTGTACGGGGATGCACCACAGGTTGCAGGAACCAGCATCCTGCAGCCGATAGCTGGCCACCATGCGCGCCAGCATCGATCCCTGGCCGAACAGGACCAAGGCCGACTTTGGATCGGTGACCAGCACCGCCTTGTTGGGCGTGGCTGTTCCCCAGGGAAACATCTGACCAATCAACAGCGCATTGAGCGCCTGGTCGCCCAGATTGGCCTGGCTGTTGTCCATCTCCGCGTAGAACAGCGGCACGCGCAGATTGGATGGAATGTGTTCGAAGGACACGCCGCTCATGTCGTACTCCTTGCGGAAGCCGCCGGTTCAGGTGCTACGGAGGTGGCTGGGGGCGGGCTGTTTGCCGCCGGTGCGGATGCCGGGGCCGGCGATGCAGCCGTTGACGCGGCCTTTGCTGCTTCCGTCGCCGCCGGGGTCGCAGCGGGAGGCGCCTCGCTCAGCGTGATATCGCCCTCATGCAGCCGGCGCTGCCAGTACTGGGTGACCTGGCCGATGTTCTGGCCGGTGGCCGGCAACAGTGTCCTGGTTCCAGGGATGGGGACCGATCGGCCCGGTGTGGGAATGGCAAACATGCGTGCTCCAGTGCAAAAAGCCCGCGACGACGCGAGTCGTGGCGGGCGGTCATGAAAATCCGTCGTGGCCTGGGCAGCCAGGTCAGGGAACTGAAATGTCGAACTCGATGCGTCCGTCTGGGCCGTGCGTGCGCGGCGCGCTCACGGTAGCCTGGGCAAAGTCGGCGATCGGGTTGGCCGGGTAATCGGCCGTGGCGTCGAAGATCGGCCTGCCGACATCGACTTCCACGTTGGCGGCGGAGCCCGGTAGCCATCGACCTTGGGCATCCTCGGTGCCAAAGTCCGGCAAGGTGCGCAATGCACCGGCTTCCCAGCCATCGCTGGCACCGATCCACATCTGCGCGCCGAACTCGAACTGGTACCAGAGCCGCGCGCGGTCCATCGCCAGCAGGCTGCCGCCCTCGTAGAAGATGCCGTTGTAGTCGGTGGCCGGATTGACGGTGTTCACCGGCCCCGGCACCCAGCCGAGCAAGGCCCGCCAGATTTCGGCGCGGACGGCATGCACGCCATCGAAGGCAGATTGGCCCTTCTCATCGGCACGGTTGTCGAGCGCGATGATCACGCCGAAGCTGTCGGTCATCTCCTGCCCCACGGCGTTGAGCGCCTTGGGTGGCTCGGGACGGTCGTCGAGCGGGATGACGAAGGCGCACGGCACCGGCAACGCTGCCGCTTCCTGCACCGGCTTGAATTCGGCGGCACCGGCCACCCGGCCGCTGAACGACGGGCACAGTGCGCGCAGTTGCGCGATGACGAGTTCGAGTTGCATTACCTGGGCACCAAGGCGTGGCGCAGCGCGTCGCGCACCTGCTCGCGGATCTCGCTGCCGCGATTCGCCAGCGCCGCCGTCATGAAGTTGCCGCGCGCGGCGATGTGGCGCGCCGGGCTGCCGTAGAACAGCACGGCCGGGTAGTAGAAGCTGCCGGGAATCGCGCGCACACCCACCTTGACCCAGCCGCCCTTGGAGCCTCTGCCGATCACGCCGATGGCGCGGCGCATCGCGCCCGTCACTTCACCGGGGAACTCGCCAGGCTGGGACACCACGCGGCGGGACACCAGCGTGCGTGCCTCTTTGCGCACGACCGCCGCGCCCTTGACCAAGGCACGGCGCATGGCCTTGCGGTCGTAGTCGATCGTGCTGTGGAAATCGAGACCGACGTGCAGGCTGATGCCTGCCACCTGTCCGTCACTGCTTTGTTGAGTCATGGCGAATCTCACGGTGCGCTCGTGTTGAGCGAAGCGATGGCACCCAGATTCTTGGCGGTGATCCGGATGTAGCGGTCGGCATCCTGGAAGTTCTGCGCGTCGAGGATGCGATAGCGCCGGGCGCGGTACTCGATGACGCGGTCCTGCGAAAAATAGTCAGCCGTCGTCTCGGCGCTGTAGCGCACCCAGAAGTAATGCGTCGCTTCCTCCACCGTCGCCACGCCCATGCGGGAGGCAATGCCCCGGATGGGCTCGACCTTGGCCCAGCGGTTGATGCCGGCATCGAAGGTCTGATCGACGTTGAAGCTGGCATTGGGGACGTCGGTCCAACGCCGGATGACGATGCGACGGTTGAGCTCCCCGGTATCGGGGAGCATCAGCGCTTCGCTCATAGGATGGCGATCCGGTAGGGGTCGAGCAGCGCGTCCACATAGGGCAGCTTGTCCATGCGCCCGCGTGCGAAGGCCACTTCGCCGCGCTGGTTGTAGAGGCTGTCGACGCGCAGCTTGATCCAGTGCTTGATGCCCTCGGGCACCTGCGTCGAATCGCCATAGCCCGCCACGAACTGCACGGCGACCGCGCCGATTTGCGGCAACGTCGGCTGCCAGATCTGGCCGAAGATCGGCGTGATGCGGGTCAGATCGTCGGTGGAGGTCACCACGTAGTCCTCGGGCGGCATCGTCACCAGATTGAAATTCATGTCCTGGTAGACGATCGAAGTCACGGTTTGCACCGGCCCCTTCGGAATGAGGATGGCGTGCCCGGGGATCGAGTACGACAGACCCGCCGGCACGCCCATTAGGCTTGGCCCAGGGAAGGCATCGAGCACCAGGTTCCAGGTGGCCGGGAGCAACTGACGGTTGGTCAGCGTCTCGGCCATCTGCCGCGCACTGCTGATCAACGCCAGGATCAGCGCGTCATCATCCGGGATGTCGACGCGCAGATGCTGCTTGACCTCGGCCAGGGACACCGGCTCGGCGATGCCGGTGGTGGCATCGACGGCCGGTGGTGTCACCAGGTGAAATGGCATCAGCCTTGGGTGCTGGCAGTTGCCGTGGTCGCGGACGACGGCGCCGCAGCAGCCGGCTCGTTCGTCGAAGCGGCGGGCGCGTCAGGCGGCGTAGCGGTCGTCGCCTGTGCTGCCGGCGCCGCCGAGTCAGCGGAGGCTGCCGCCGCGCTTGCCTGGGTCCCGGTGGCGTCGGCAGGCTGGGCCGCCGTCAGAGACGGATCGCCAGGCGTATCGGTCGCCGACGGACTGGTCACAGGCGCTGCCGCCACCACGACGGCGGGAGCCGGCACAGGATCGGTTGCGGTGGTCGCCGGAGTCGCCGAGGACGCGCTTGCATCCGCAGCCGGAGCGGGATCTGCGGCGGGCGCTGCCGCCGTAGTCGCCGGTGCTACGTCTGCCGCTTGGGCGACCGGTGCGGTGTCCGGGGTCGCATCCGACACCGGGGTCGGGTCGGGCTGGGCCGGCTCGGCAGTCGCAGCGTCGCTGGTCGTGGCGGTGACATCGATCACCACAATCTCGGCGTGCCCGGCCTCCACATGCGACAGGGTTTCGTCGTCAGCCGGATAGGTCTGGCCCTTGGCGTACTTGACGGACTGCACGCCCGCGCCGTTGATGTGGAAGAAATCGATGAGATAGCGGATCACGTTCATGGAAAAGCTCCTTGTTGAGGGGGGTGAAAAAAATCAGGAATGGGAAGACCGTTCGCGACCAGTCGTGGCTCAGCCGGTGATCTGGGCGACGGATGCGGCGTTGAGCGAGCTGGCCGGCTCAAACCGCGCATTGATGCCCAGCAGCAGGCCCGCGATCAGGCCGGCGTTCGACAGCGTGATCTGCAACTGCACGAAGGCGTAGCCGTTGTTGGTGTCGAGCTCGTCGACCGAGCAATCGATCAGGGCCTGCACGTTGATTGCATTGCCGGCTGCGATCGGGGTGAGTGCCTTGGCCTGGCCATTGACGCCGGTGATCGGCTTGGCGCCGGTGCCGGTGGCGTCCAGTGCCTGCAGCAGCTGCGCATTGAGCACGCCGTTCGCGTTGGCGCCGGTATCGATCAGCGCCAGCAAGCGATGGACGTTGCTGACCGGGACCCAGGCGGATTGCGCGGCATTGGCATTGAGGGGGCCGGTGCGGCCAAGAATGGCGAACTGTTCCGAGCCTTTGGTGTTGGGGAAGCCCATGGGATGTCCTTCTGTGTGAGTGAAAAGATCAGCGCGCACCGAGCTGGACGAAGGGCGAGAGCGTGGCCGCGCCCTTGGCGGGCGACACGGCCTGCGCGATCTTGCTTTGCCCGTCCATGCGGAAGGTGGTGCGGAAGGCCACCGCGTCGGCGTCGAAATACAGATGCATGCTGGTGGCGGTCTGCAGGCCGCCCGCCTTGGTGATCGTGTGGTAGTACTGCAGGTCCACCAGCAGCACGTCGCCCTGGCTCGAGAACGGCGCCGGGTGCTGCGAGAAGATCACTGGCAGGCCCAGCAGCGTGTTGCGCTGCACCTGGGCGAGCGAGCCGCCGAGGTTGACCTGGTAGCCGATCGGCATGAAGGCCGGCATGCCGTTCCAGGTGATGCCGTACAGGGCGGCCTGGACCGACTTGTTGATGATCCACACGCCCTTGTTCTCCGAGCCGGGCATGAAGCGTGACTGCATGTTGAGCAGGTTCGTGAGGGTCAAGGTCTGGGTCGCTTGGCCCTGGTCCTTGGGCACGGTGATCACCGCACCGGACTGGAAGGCGCCCAACGGCACGCCATCGCCCTGGCCGTTCAGGATGGCCTCGTTGGTCTTCCAGCGGATACGCTCGGCGATCTGCTTGGGCAGGTAGGAGGTGAGCGCGTTGGTGTCCTCCAGCAGTTCCGAGGTGATGGGCACCAGCGCCATGAGTTTCTTCAAGCGCAGCGTGGTCAGGCCCAGTTGCGGCTTGGTGGCCTGGGCGACGGAGGCCTCGCCCTGCCAGTAGGCGCGCACGCCGTTCGATCCCCAGGGCGTGGTCTCGTCCTTCGGGAAGGACATGCTGTTGCCGGAGATCTCGACGTTGTCGGTCATCGGCAGCAGGCCGTCCTCACCCAGCGAGAGCGTGAAGATCTCCTGCGCGAACTGAGGCGGCACGGCAAAGCCGCCGTCCACGCCGGCCGATTCGTTGGCCGCCAGGCCGGGGGCGACGGCACCGATCCCGGAGCCGACCAGCAGCCGCTCGTCGACCACGCCGCCCGCGCGGCGCGCGATCTCGGCCTGTCGCACCGACTTCAGGAAGTCGCCGACGCTGGCAAAACCGCGCCGGGGATCGAGTTCGCGGTTGTCGCTGACGGTGATGATGCTCGCGCCTGCCGGTGCGCTGGCGGCAGGCGGATTGGGCTGCACGGCACCAGCCGTTGCCAAGGCCACGGCGACGCCGGCCGAGCGCGCCTCCTCCGCAACCAGGGTCATCTCCCGGTCGATGGCGGCGGAGGCCGTTTCGATCTGGGCGCGCAGGGTGTCGAAGCGGCTGGCCTCTTCGGCCGTGAGATCGCGATTCTCGGCAGCGGCGCCTTCCGTCAAGGCACGGGCGTCCTTGACCAGATTCGCTTTCCTGGCCTGAAGCTCTCGTAGGTGTTTGCTCATTGCGGGTTCTCCAAATGAAAAAACCCGCGCGGGTGAGCATCACCGGAGCGGGTATGAAAAAAGCCGCCGAGGTCACCCTCAAGCGGCTGTTCGTTGGGTCTGCCCAGTGACGCCGGGCAGGCAGAAAATCAAATCAAGGCAAGCGTGTTCCTGGCTTGCGTGAGGCGGGACGTGGCTCGACCTTGAGCACGTCCGCGCTTTTGCATCATCGTGACGACCTCATCGAAGGTAGCGATGCCATCGACCATCTTCTGCGTGAGCGCGGCATCCGCGCCGAGCACCCGGCCCTGGCCCATGCCCTCGCGCACACTGGCAATCGGCTGGCCGCGCCCCTTGGCGACGGCTTTCGTGAACGCGCCGTAGTAATCGTCCACGCGCGATTGCATGAAGCCGCGCGCTTCCTCGTCCAACGGCTCGTAAGGATTGCCTTCGACCTTGTACTTGCCGGCCGAGATCAGGGTGGGCTTCACCCCATCGGTGGCCAGCGCTTGCGAGTAATCGAAATGCGCCTGCCACACGCCGATGGAGCCGACCTCGCCACCGGGCGTGACGTACAACTCGGCGGCGGCACAGCCGATCCAGTACGCGGCGCTGGCCGCGAGGCTGTTGGCGATCGCCACGACCGGTTTGGCCGCGCGCGCCGACTGGATCTGGTCCGCGAGTTCGGCGACGCCGTAGACGCTGCCGCCCGGACTGTCGATGTCGATCAGGATCTGGCCGACCGAGTCGTCAGCGAGCGCCTGGCGCAAGGCGGCACCAAACATCTGCGTGCTGGTGGTGCCCGGGCCAGAGACGTCGTCGACCATGTTGCCGCGCTGGGTCACCACGCCATACAGCGGCAGCACCGCGATGCCATTGCCACCGGCGGTCTGCGCCGCCTGGCGTTTGAGCTGGCGTGCGTCACGGTCGGCCATCACGCGGGCCAGGATGTCGTCGCCGGCCGGCTCGTTCCTGGCCCACCGCCCGAAGACGGCGGTCAATGCATTCAGTCGTTCCGGCATCAAGGCCCACGGCGTGGCCAGGAACTCGGCCAGCAGCAGTTCACGTTTCATCGTCATCTTCTCGGTCGTTGATCTTGTTCGGCTGCGCGTTGTCGTCATCGGGCGGCGGCGCCTGGAACGGCTGCTGGTTGGTGCCGGTCGCCCCCATGTTGAGCGCCACCAGCGGCTCGTCGAGCCCTGGCAGCGGCGCATAGTTCTCGGCCAGGCGCACTTCGTTGCGCGTGAGCGCGCCCATGCTGACCATCGCGGAGTAGTAGGTCGCCCGGCTGTTGGCGTCGCCGCGCATCAAAGCGGCGAAGTCGAATTCGCAGTCCAGCCCTTCGTTGTCGAGCATCAAGTCGGCGCGGATGCTGGCCTCCCAGCGCTCGGCCCAGGGACGCATGGTGTAGCGCACGAACTCGATCGACTGCTGCTCGATGTTGTTGTTGGTCGCGCGGTCCAGGTCCGCAATCATGTGCGGCGGCACGCGGAACAGGCGCGCGATATCGGTGACCTGGAACTTGCGCAGCTCCAGGAACTGCGCCTCCTTGTTGGTGACGCCGACCTCGTGGTACTTCATGCCCGCTTCCAGCACCAGCACCTTGCCGCGATTCATCGCGCCCTGCGCGTTCTGGTAGGACTCGCGGAAATTGTCTCGGGCGGGCTTGTCCTTGAAGGTGCCCGGATATTCGATCCAGCCACCGGTGGGCTTGGCATCGTTGGCGAAGAAGCGCGCGCCGTAGTCTTGGGCGGCTAACGCCAGGCCAAAGCTCTCGCGCGCCATCTCGATCGGCGACAGGCCGATCATGCCGTCAGAGGACAGTCCACGTAGATGCCAGACCGCGCCGCGCGGCAGGATGGTCTGGTTGCCGAAGCGGTCAAGGATGCGATAGCTGTACTCGTCGGCCTGGGTATTCGAGAGCACCAGACTGACTCGGTCCGGGTGGATCGGGATCAGGTCGGTGATCTCGCCAGCGGCATTGCTGACGATGCGACAGAACGCATTGCCGCGCAGCGCCAGGTGGCCCATCAGCATCTCGCGCCACTCGAACGGGTTTTGATACCGGTTCGGGCGGATATGGAACAGGCGGTACAGCCAGTGGTCGCGCACTTCCACCTTGCCGCGCTTGGAGCCGGGTCGATAGAGGATGAACGGCAACGAGGCCATGCTCTCGGCCAGGATGCGCACGCAGGCATAGACGGCGGAGAGCCGCAGCGCCGACTCGGACGAGATGCGCGCGCCGCTCATGCTGCGCACGGTGACCGGCTCGAACCAGAACGATCCCCACGGACTGCGATCGTCCGAGTCCGAGCGTGGCCCGAGACGTCGGAAGAAGTCGGCGACCTTGCCCATCACAGCACCATCAGCTCGTAGCTGCTGTCGATCACGATGCCGTCACCCGGTTTGATCGCACGCGAGATCGCCATGATCAGAGCGACGATGCCGTCGATCTTGTTCTCCGGGCGCTCCTTCCTCGGGTAAATGTTGTCCTTGGCGTCCAGATGCGCGACCACGTTGGAGGCCATCCAGGCCAGTACCGGATCGCCGTCGTGCACCAGCTTCCTCTGCAGCACAAGCGCCTCCAGGGTCTTCATCGGCTCGCTGAAATTGAGCACCGTCGGCCGCACCTCGATCATGGGCAGGCCCTCAGCCAGCATGCGGGTCGAGAGCTGCGTGGCCTGGAACGGGTCGAAGGCCACGGCCTGGATCTGAAAGCGCGAGGCCATCTCCGTCAGGTCGGCCTCGATCCAGCCGAAATCGATCACATTGCCGGGCGTCACGGTCAGCCGCCCGGTACGCATCCAGCCTGGGTACTGGCTGTTGCCGGCGGCCTGGACCGTGTCCTCGGGCAGGTAGTACTTGCCGAACACCGCGTAGGCATCAGCGATGTCGGGATGCTGGAACACCAGCACCAGCGCCGCGATGTCGGTCTTGCTGGCCAGATCCAGCCCGACCCAGCAGGGCTGGCCCTCGAAGGCGTCGAGATCGAGCGTGGAGTCGCCGCAGGCGTCCCAGGCCCGCATGTCCATCCACGCCGTGTCGGCGTTGACCCACTCGTTCAGGTGCTTGGTCTTGAAGTTGTTGATGGCGCTGGGCAACTGCATGGCCTTGGCCTGCAGCGGTCCCAGCACCTCCGGGCGCACCGAGATGCCCCAGTTGGGATTGGCCTTGATCAGCGCCGGCTCGGTATCCCAGGCGTCGCCGTCATCCAGCCCGTAGATGATCCCGAACTGGGTGTCGTCCTGGATCACCCCGTCGAGCAGCTTGGTGACGAAGGTGCGCACCTCGTAGCAGATGCCGGCGCGGTTGCTGCCGGCGGTGGTGATCACCCAGAGCAGTGAGTTGTCGCGTTTACCGGTGCCGGTTTCGACCACGTCATAGACCGTGCGCGTCTTGTGGGCGTGCAGCTCATCGACGCAGCCGAAGTGGATGTTCAAGCCGTCCAGCGTCGAGCCCTCGGCCGACAGCGCCTCGAACTTGGAGCCGCTGGCCAGCACATGCATGTTGTGCGCGCCGACGTTCACCGCGAAGCGGCTGCGAAAGCCGGCACTGCGCCGCGCCATGGTCTGCGCGTCGCCGAACACGATGCGCGCCTGGTCACGCGTGGTGGCCAGTGAATACACCTCGGCGCCCCCCTCGCCATCGGCGGCCAGCATGTACAGGCCCACCGCCGAGGACAGCGTGGACTTGGCGTTGCCGCGCGGCACCTCGATGTAAGAACGGCGGAACCGTCGCTTGCCGTCGGACTTCACCCAGCCGAACACCGTCGAGAGGATGAACACCTGCCACGGTTCCAGGCTGATCGGCTCACCGGCCAGCGGCCCCTTGACGTGCGGCAGCCGCTCGATGAAGGCGCACAGGTTGTCGGCGGGCTGAAAGGTCCGGCCTTCCTTGTCCTTCAACTTCGGGTTGAAGCGGTAGGGGCTGGCCTTGCCCGTGTACCGGGCCAGATCATCGAGCTGCCGGCGACAGGCCTGTTGCACCCAGCGGCAGGCCAGGATTTCTCCGGCCACCACCGCTTCGGCGTAGCGACGAGCGACGGTGGCGTAGTTAGAGCTCATCGGGCGAGAAATCCAAAGACTGGCGAACGCGCCGGACGGCCCCAAGGTCGCCCATGCGATGGCTTTGGCGCGGATGCTGTCGCCAATGCCGTCCGATGACGGGCAGGTGCAGCACTTCGCCTGCCTTGGCAACCAGCAGCGTCAGCAGCCAGTCGGAAAAATTGTTGATGTCGGTGGTTTCTTTCAGCACGGCTTCGACGGCCCATCGACGCATCACGATCAGGCCGTGCACATGACTGGCGCTGCCCTCGTGCTGCTGGCGGCTGTAGGGGAGGCGCCGCATAGCAATGTCTCGTCCACGTTCGTCGGTCAGCGTTTCGTCGGTGTAGGCCATCACGGCCTGCGGGTTAGCATCGAGCGCATCAGCCAGCTGAGTGAAGGTGCTGGCTTCGTACCGGTCATCGGGATCGACGAAGGACACCAGGGGCAAAGTGCCTTGCATGTAGCCAGCGGCACGCGCCTGGCCGATGCGACCAGGAATTCCCGGCAAGACGTGCAACTGGATCGGTGCGCCCGCGAGGCTGGCGATGCAGGCCTCGCGCCATTCATCAGGCTCGTTGAGGGTCAGCAGATGAACATCGATACGCGCTTGGGTTGCCATCATTCCATCTATCCCGCGATGTCCGCCCAAGGATCGAGATCGTCCTCAGCGGCTTCCATGGGCAGCGTGACACGGGAGCGCGATGCCGGCGTGAAGCCCATCTCGGTCGCGGCCTTGGTCATGATCTGCGCCTGTTTGTTGGCAATGGCGAGGTACGGCGACTGCATCGGCACGCCAGTGTTCGGCGCCTTCACGAGCAGTCCGGTCTTGCTGATGCCGGCCTGCGCTTTGCGGTACAGATCAGCGGCGCAGGCCCACACTTCAAGGACCGACATGTCGAGTTTCTTGAGCAGGTGCGGCGGTGCGCATTCCAGCGCATAGCGCCAGGCGGACTTCGCGCCCTCGCTCATGTACTCTGGTGGCTCGACCAGATCCCCTTGCGGCTTGGGCTCCCGCAGGTTGGTGCGGCACTTCTGCAGCGTGCCCTTGATTTGCTTGACGGTGGTGGGCAGCGGCTTGCGTCCGGCCATTGGATTCGGGTCCTCGCAGGGGGAGTCCCCCCTGTTTCAATTTGCACGCGGAAAAATTTGACGGGGCGCGCGGTCTTTTGCGAATCGCGCCCAAGGATTTCACCCCCTACCCGGGGGCATCAAAAGCTGTCGTTGCCGGGCGCCCCAGGCTTGAACGCCGGGTCACGCGGTTGGCGCGACTCCTGGGCCGTTTTGAGCACGTGGCAGCGGTGGCAGATCGCCTGGCAGTTGTCGGGGTGGTCGGCGCCGCCTTGTGACTTGGGCACGACGTGGTCCACCGCCACGGCCGGCGTCAGGCGTCCGGACCGTTTGCACGGCTGGCACAGCCCTTGGTCGCGTCGCATGACGAAGGCGCGCAGCTTTTGCCACTTCGCGCCGTACCCGCGCTGATGCGCACTGCGACGGTCCTGGTACCAGCCGACCTTGTTCCGCTGATGTTCGGCGCAGTAGCCGGAGCCGTCCTGGACCAGCTTGCCGCAACCGGGGTGGCGACAGGGCGTGGGGGCTTTGCGGGGCATCGATGGCCTGTTCAAGAAAGAAGCGACGAATGCGCCGAAACGACTTGTCTTCGTGGCGGATTGAAGCGTTCATGCGAACACCATCAACCACGTCGACGGAGATCCAAATGACCACTCAGCTCACACCCGCCCAACACGCCATCCTGGCCTATGCCCATCAACACACCGAGGGCAAGATCACCTGGTTCCCGGACCACATCAAAGGCGGCGCGCGCAAGAAGGTTCTCGACGGACTGTCCAACCGCACTCTGATCACGAACACCGGCGACGACTGGTTCATCGCCGCCGAGGGTTACGAGGCGCTGGGCGTACCGCGCAAGGCGCCGGTCAGCGCCAAGGCGATCGACGAGGCCATCGAACAAGCCAAGCCGCGCACGCGCGAGAACAGCAAGCAGGCCCAGGTGATCGCGATGCTCAAGCGACCGGAGGGCGCCACCATCGCGCAGATCGTTGAGGTGACTGGCTGGCAGCCGCACACGGTGCGCGGCACCTTTGCTGGCGCCTTCAAGAAGAAGCTGGGCCTGACGATCACGTCGACCAAGGTGAACGGCGGCGAGCGGATCTACGCCATCACCGGCTGATCCGCCTCCGGCACCGTTCCGAATTTCGCGCCATCACTGGCGCGTATCGCTTCTTGCCCCGTGTAGTCCTGCCAGCGGCGCACGATCACATCGACATACTTCGGATCGAGTTCGATCAGACGGGCACGGCGGCCGGATTTTTCGCAGGCGATCAGCGTGGAGCCGGAGCCGCCGAACGGATCGAGCACGATGTCTTTGGTCTTGCTGCTGTTGCGCACCGCGCGCTCGACGAGTTCCACCGGTTTCATGGTCGGGTGCAGATCGTTCTTGGCCGGCTTCTTGATGTTCCAGACGTCGCCCTGATCACGGGCGCCACACCAGTAGTGATCGGTGCCGTCACGCCAGCCATAGAGGATCGGCTCGTACTGGCGCTGATAGTCGGCGCGTCCGAGGGTGAAGGTGTTCTTGGCCCAGATGATGAAGGTCGACCAGCGACCGCCGGCAGCGCGGAAGGCCGATTGCAGGGTGTCGAGTTCGCTGGAACTCATGGCGACATAGACGGCGCCCTTGGTGACGCCCAAGATGTTCTGGCAGGCGGCAAGCAGGAATGCTTCGAAGCCGTCGCCCAGGTTGTCGTTCAGGATCGGACGATTCTTGCCGCGCAATTTGTCCTTGGCCGTGTTGGCGTAGTTCACGTTGTACGGTGGATCGGTGAAAGCCATGTCCGGCAATTCGTCACCGAGCAGCAGCTTGTAGTCGTCCGTCTTGGTGGCGTCGCCACACAGCAGTTTGTGATCGCCCAGCAACCACACGTCGCCCGTTTTGGAGATGGGTGTTTCAGGCACTTCCGGCACAGCATCGTCGTCGGTGAGCCCGTCCTTGGTAGCTTCGTCGCCTGCGATCAGCGCTTCCCATTCGTCGGGAGAAAAGCCTGTCAGGCCGAGGTCGAAGCCGGCGTCTTTCAGCTCGGACAACTCAATGCCCAGCAGTTCGTCTTCCCAGGAGGCGTTCTCGCCGATCTTGTTGTCAGCCAGGATCAGCGCCCGACGTTGGGTGTCCGTCAGATGCTCCAGCGGGACGACCGGAACCTCCGTCATGCCGAGCTTGCGGGCAGCCAGCAGGCGACCGTGGCCGGCGATCACATTGTTCTTGCCATCGATCAGGATCGGCGCACCCCAACCGAACTCGCGGATGCTGGCGGCGATCTGCGCGACCTGGGCATCCGAGTGCTGCTTGGCATTGCGGGCGTACGGGATCAGCGAGTCGATCGGACGGTAGTGGATCTGCAGCGCGCTCATCGGCATTCATAAATGAAAAGCCCGCCGAGAGCGATGCTCCGGGCGGGCTACAAGTCGATTCGATGCGAGACACAGCTCTCGCAACCATAGAGAGAATTTACCCTCGATCGCCGCAAAACGCGACACGCCGGAAAGCGTGCAATCCCATCAAGCGTTAGCAATGGCTGGCGCTCGTTAGCAGCCACCAGCAACTTCACTTAATTTCCCGATGCCAGATGGAGTGCCACGAGATGCAGGGCCATGTCCCACCGTCGTTGTGCCGTGCGCGGTGCACAACCGAAGCGCTTGGCGATCTCTGACCAGCGATACCGCTCCGCCCGCATCCACACGAGGTGTCGTTGGTCCATCTCCAAACACTGCACCCATCGCATGACCTCCAGCATTCTGTCGACATCGGCAGGGCTCGGCGGAAAACGGATGGGTGCAGGATCGTCGGAGGCCAGGCGTTCGAACTCCGTGCGCACGATCGTCGGCCAGACGTTGAAATAGCCTTGCACCCGCACAGGGGGCAATCGAGGTGCAGTGCGTGCAGCCTCGACAAAACGATCTGCAAGTTCATCGATGCTCCATTCAGCCATGGCGACGCTCCTTGTTCCCATACAGGCGGTTGCCAATGCGACGGAGCAGCTCACGCTCGGACCAGTCGAGTCGTGTGTCCTCGGGTGAAATGACGAGGATGTGCTGGTCGAGCCATCCCTCGCGTTTGATCTCTTCGGGATCTCGTCGGGGCTCTGGCACGAGCCGTCCCAGCGGGCTGCGGTACTGAGGTGTGGGGATCTTCATGTCACACCTCCTGCCCATCGTGGTAGATCTGGATGGCCCAGTGCAGGATCGCCAGGGCATCGGCCTCGTTGTCATCCGTAGGCGCATATCCAAGAAGCCGGGCGGCAGCGATCATGTCGTCCTTGCTTGCGTTGCCTTTGCCGGTCGCGTGCTTCTTGATCGTGCCAACCGGAACGCCCTGGTACGGGATCTGATGGTGTTCGCACCAGGCAGTCAGATGGGCCATGAAACCGCCGTAGGCGTGCGCGGCATCGACGCCGGCATGACGACGGACCTCTTCGAAGAACACGGCATCCAAACCATCAGCAACCTGCTTGAGTTCGGTGAGCCAGCGTTTGAAGCGGAGGTAGCGCATGCCGCCACCCTCGAAGCGCTGTGGCTTGAACCCTTCGGTTCCACTGCTGATGTCGCCGTCACGGTCCAGCAGAGCCCAACCGGTCTGGGTGCCGAGATCCAGCGCCAAGATCGCGTTTCCGTTCGCCGGCAGACCGCCCCCATCCCGACCTCCAGGCAAACCTCCACGTAAGGTAGAGGGAACTGCTGTTCCCTCTCCTACGTAGTAGGAGGGGGAGTTTTCGCCAACTTGGAATTCCCGGAAAACCCAGTATCCATGCGGGTTTGCTGAAGTTGGCAAGTTGGCGGCGCTGCCAACTTGCCAATTTGCCGACAACTCCGCAAGGCGTTGATTTGAAATGGATTGAAGTTGGCAGGTGTTTGCCAACTTGCCGACGTCGGCAAAAAGCAGGGGGAAGTTGGCAACGGTTTTGCCAACTTGTCGATGCGTGTTCATGCGGGCTCCTGAGGATCGTTGATGTCGTCTTGGTAAACCCACACCTCGGGGTTCTCGACCGGCAAGGCGGCCCCCGATTGCGGGCATTTGAAGTGGGTGGGCTGTACGGCGAGTTCGCGCAACGGCACTTCGCCGGTGTCTGGATCGGGTTCGCCAGCGACCGAGCGCAGGACCATGCCTTCCACGCAGAGGTAGCCGAATTTGGTGCGGGCTGGCGGCAGGCCGTAGTCGACTGCATTGCGGAAATACTTGATGTAGCCCTGCGTCGAGAGCGCAGAAAGCCGCTCGCGGATCGTGCGCTCGCCGCCGAGCCCCGCCTTGCCTTCGAAGCCTTCGGCGAACTGATTGGCGGTGTAGCAGCGACCCTGCGCAGCCTCATCGAACAGGATCTGCAGGATCACATCGCGTTTGCGGCGGCGTTCGGCATCGAGCCGCTGGCCATACTCCTGCATGACCAGCCGCTCATTGGGTTCGACCTCGCGCCACTCCCCCTGCACCTTGTCCACGTGCTTGAGGGGGATGCCCGGCCCATTGCGCAATTCGAAGATGAGCTGCCGCGTCGTGCGCAGCTCGTCGGGCCGATACAGCAGCATTCCGCTCGAGTAGTAGCCGCGCAGGCTGCCGGCACCGGCCAGAGCCTGGAACGGGTCCTCCTCGAACTGCTTCTTGCCCAGCTTCCTCGTGTGGTGGGCCAGGATCACCCCGGCATCCGGATTCACCGCCTGGCGAAGCCGGTCCACCCGTTGCGAGAGAAAAAACAGCATCGCGCCGTTGTCGTTCTCGCCACCGGCGTCGCCGCCATCGAACACATTGCGGATGGGATCGATGGCGATGATGTCCGGAGGCTCGCCACCAAACGCATTCGCAATGGCAGGAATCACCTGCGCGAGGCCGGCGTCGTCCAGCACGAGGCGCAGCTGGGGCGTGGCCACGAAGTTCGCGCGGGCATCCAGGAGCCGGCTGGGTGGAATGCGCAGCTCTTTGACCCGTTCGCGCAGGTAGTGGTACTGCACCTCTGCCTGCAGGTAGAACACGCGCAAAGGGCGTGACGGGCGCATGCCGAGAAAGGCGGCACCAGCGGCCATGTGGGTCAGCCAGGCCAGCAGGAAGTCGCTCTTGCCGACCTTGGGCGCGCCGCCGAAGACCAGCATTCCGGCCGGCGTCAGCACGCGCGGCGAGATGAGATCAGGCGGCAGCGGCGAATCGTCATCCAGCAGCGCGCCCAGCGTGAATGTCGGCAGCATCGGCAATGCCGCCTTGACCACGCGGCGCTCGCCCTGCGCGATGAACCCATCGCAGTCGAAGCCTTCGGCGACGGCATCAGCCGCGTCCCACTTGTCGGGCTTGTCGGATGGCGGCACCAGAATGGCTACGGAAGCGCAGCCCGCCGCGACACAAGCGCGTGCGGCGTTCTCGGCGTAGTCCCAGCCCGGCGCGTCGCGGTCTGGCCAGATCAGCACCGAGCGGCCAGCGAGCGGTCGCCAGTCGGTTTTGTCGATCGGCGCCCTGGCCCCGTTCATCGCGGTGGTGGCCGCAATGCCGCAGGCGATTAGCGCATCGGCGCATTTCTCGCCCTCGACCAGCACCACGTCCTGCAGCTTTGAGATTGCCGGCAGGTTGTAAAGCGGGCGCGGATCGGGTGCCCGCCACATCCGGGCGCGCACGTCCCAGGGGCGGTACTCCTTGCCGGTCGGTGGGTCGTAGCGGTACACACAGGCGATCAGCTCGCCCTCGGGCGTGAGGTAATCCCATTTCGCGGTGTAGGGGCCAAGCTCATCGACAGCAACGGTACGGACCGCGTGAGGAGCAATGGACTGCGCAGGCGGTGCGACTCCCAGCCACTGGCGAATCTCCGTGGCAAGACGGGGAAAATCCTGGCGCGTGGACAGCCCCTGGGATCGTGCCCACAGGTCGATGACATCACCGCCATCGTCGGTGGCGAAGTCCTTCCACAAACCGCGACGAGCGCCGTCGAGCTCGACGACCAGGCTTTTGCCGGGTGAGCCGTCGGTGTCGCCGACATAGAACTTGCCGCCCCGCATGCGGCCTTGGGGGAACAGGTAGTGCAAGACGGCTTCGAGCCGATCCAGCAACCCGGTACGCAACGTCTCCGTGTCATTTACGAGTTCATTTCGAGGTTCGGCCGCGTCGTTGAAGTCGAGCCACACGATATCGTTCGTCGTCACGTCGCCCCCCAGCAGCGGTCTTGCCAGGAGCACGACTTGCACTCGAAATGGGTCGGGGTCGTTGCATGGCGTGGCAACAACTCGCCGGCATCGGATGCGGAAATGACCCGGACCGCGCGATCGGACATGCGCTGGGCCAGTCCGCCGTCAAACGGCACCAGCTCGAACCAGATCTCCTGCGAATCCTTGTTGATCGCGGTGAACAGCGCGGGGTTGCGCGATATGCCGGGAATGGCGGCTTCCATGTAGGCCTGGTAGATCGCCATCTGCGCTGCGTACACCGGCTTGGACCGGGCGACGCCGAGCTTGACCGTGTCCCGCCAGGACTTGTCGTTCATGGTCTTGCATTCCCATAGCGACGGGCACCGGAGCCCGAGCTCGCCTGGGGCGGCGTTGATCACACCGTCGACATGGCCCTGGATGCGGCCGCCCGCCACGGAAAAGCCGAATTGGCCTCCGCCGGCCTTGCGGGTGTACAGGTCGAAGCCAGCCAAACGCAGCCAGCGAACGGCCAGGTCTTCGAGCGCATGCCCGACCTCAAACACGCGCAGGATGCGACCGGGAATTTCACGGCCGGGATCGACCGGCGTGCGCAGGTACTCGTACTGCAGCGCGCGCTCGCAGGCCACACCCAGCCGCGAAGCGCCGAGGTAGGTGCGCGGTGCCTGTCCATCACGATCGCTAGCGAGGGCGGCATCGATGAGAGCGCCGATCTGTTCGTGAATCTTGGGGCGGTGGTTGAAATCCAGCATCAGAACGGCACTCCCTTCGGAGCGGCTTGACCTTGACGGGCCAGGCGCTCCTCCAGGAAGGCACGATCCTTGGCGGCCATGCGCTCGTGCTCTTCGATCATCTGGTCCTGATAGGTGGTGACGACGACATCGATCAGGGTCAGCACCTCATCCCGCGTGTAGTCCGCCAAGGGCCGCTCCATGCCGATGGAGCCGACGTACTCACCCAGCGGCGACAGGCACGCCCGCATGGCTGCCAGTTCCATGTCACTCGGATCGATCATGCGTGCCTCCGTCTTGGTCATCAATTTGCAGAACGCGTCCTGGCAACGGCGCGAACAGAACACCCAGCGATCTGAGTAGCGTTGTGGGTCGCCCGGTTTGAACCGAGGGTTGGACCAGCCATAGCCCTTGGCCTTGCGGTAGCAGATCGCGCATTTCAAGCGGCCTCCCGATGGCTTTCGTTGGCCGCGACCACTAGCCGCTGAATTGACGATTTGTTGAACTGGAACGCCAACAAGGCCGATGCCTGGTAGCGGGTCATGCCGAAGTCCACCCGCATGTGCTCTGGGAGGTAGCGCAGTTGCTTGTCGGTCGGCGGCTCGTTCAGCCAGCGCCGGGTCTTGTGGGCGGAGTCGGCGGATTCGTGGTCGTTGAGCCAGTCGTCGGCCTTGGCCATGCACACCGTGCGCTCGCCGACGGCCAGCAGGTGTGGCCTCAAGTCTTTCCCGCCGCCGACGGCGTGCCAGCGGCCATTGAGATAGAAGATGCCGCCCCATGCGCTGAACCCCGTGGCCATCAGCGCGTCGTCATGCCCGAACAGGTCGCACCAGCGGAAGTTGGAGCGCTTGAGCAGATCGATCTCGCTCATGACGAAGTCCGTCAGTACGCCAAGCTCCTGCGGCTCGCGCTCCCACACGTGGCCGCACAGGGGGCACTCCATGCAGGCCAGCGGAACGATGGCACCACACTCCGGGCAGTCCTTGGTCGGCGCATCACCGTCGCCCGGATGCCCGTCGAGGTTAATTTCCTGTTCGAGAGATCCGTGCATCAAGCTGGCCGTACCGAAATCCAGCACGATGCAATCGGTCTTGATGACGCCCGGGAACTCCTCGGGGTCCACGGCCGACCATCTGGATGAAGGTGGACTTGTAGGAACTGGGACGCAGCAGGACGACGCAACTGGTGGGCGTGTAGTCATAGCCCTCGGTCAGCACCGCGACATTGACCACGACCTGGGCGTGCCCGGACTCATACTCGGCCAGGCGCGCTTTGCGATCGGCGTCGGACAACTCGCCGTGGATCAGCACGGCGTGTATGCCCGATTCGACAAAGGCATCACAGACGTTCTGCGCATGGGCGACCGTGGAACAGAAGACGATGGTCTTGCGCGACGACGCATTCGCCTTCCAATGCTTGATCACCGCCTCGGTGATCAGGCGCTTGTCGAGAATGGAGGCGACCTCGTCCATGTCGAAGTCCATCGCGGTGCGGCGGACGTTGCGCAGTGCGTCCTGTACGCCGACGTCGATCACGAAGGTGCGCGGCGGAACGAGGTGCCCGGCGGCGATCATTTCGCCCAAGGTGATCTGGTCTGCCACGTTGGAGAAGACCTCGCGCAGCCCCTTGCCATCACCGCGATTCGGGGTGGCGGTCAGGCCGCAGACGCCAGCCCGAGGATTGCGGGCCAGCACCGTGTCGATGACGGCGCGGTAGGTCGGTGACGAAGCGTGGTGCGCCTCGTCGATCACGAGCAGATCCAGGGTAGGCATCTGGTCGAGGTGCGTCTGGCGCGACAGGGTCTGCACCATCGCGAACGTCGCTTGGCCGCGCCAGGACTTCTCGTTGGCATCGAACACCGACGTGCTCATGCTCGGATTCACACGCGAGAACTTGTCGCGGTTCTGACCGGTCAGTTCAGTGCGATGGGCGAGGATGCAGGCCTTCGCATCGGGCTCGGCCAACACCCTGCCGGTGACTGCCGACAGCATGATGGTCTTGCCCGACCCGGTCGGTGCGACAGCCAGCGTGTTCCCGTGCTCGTC